AAGTTTGCTTCATTTAGAATTAGATTAAATGTTCAAGGCGAATCAGTTGACGGTTTTAATTTCCAAAATTAACTAGAATAGACTACTTGACAAAACTCCTATAAGACTATATAATAAACAATAGTATCTTATAGGAGTTTTTATATGGATGAAAGATTAGCACAAGCATTAGAAACAAGCGACCTAATGGTTGTAATCAATCAGCAAAAACGAATTTTACGTGAACAATATCAAGCAAGTTTAGTTCACTATGCAAAAGGCTGTCAATTTACAGCAACTCAAGAACTTATTAGCTTCTGTAATAGCATGTTACAGTTAGGACAAACACAATCTGTTGTTCTTGATGATAATGGTATTCCTGCACTTGTAGAAAATCTGCAAGAATTTACAAACGATCTAGTTGAAACTTATGCAAGAGCAACTAATACGTACTACAGTAAGTACGAAGATCTGAAAACGAAAAGAAGTGTAGAAGGAATTTTAGCATAATGGTATTGTCGGCAGGCGCACTAGTATTTGCCTACAATAACGAAAGTGTTAATTATGTAGAGCAAGCAAAATACCTTGCTCTGCGCATAAGCAAGTATTTAAACTTGCCCACTAGTCTTGTTACTGACACAGAATCTGTTGTAGACGAAACTGTTTTTGATAAAGTTATTAGGATTGATCCTAAACGCTATACGGCAAAAAAATATAACAATGGCACACTTAGTAATCAAACACTGAGTTTCAAAAATGACACTCGTGTGTATGCTTACGAGCTTTCGCCGTATCATAAAACGCTAATGCTAGACAGCGACTATATAATTGCAGACAGCATACTGTCTGATTGTTTTAAGTCAAAATATAGTTTTATGATCTACAAAGATGCGTTTGATCTAGCAGGACACAGAGATTATTCAGAGTTTGATAAAATAAGCGAAACCGGTGTTGATTTCTACTGGGCAACGTGTGTATATTTTACTAAAACACAATCAAACAAACAATTCTTTGATCTACTACAACACATACAAGAAAACTATCAGCACTATCGTCAAGTTTATCAAGTAGTAACCCCTGTGTATCGCAACGATCATGCTTTTAGTATAGCAATACATATGATGAACGGATTTGAGCAAGGAAACTTTGCAAAGAAGATGCCAGGTACAATGTTTTACACTACAGATAAAGATATTGTGTGCAGCATTAAAGATGATGAGTTTACATTTTTGTTAGAAAAACACAACAGACTGGGAGAATATACTCCTGCTAAAATTACAGGTAATAGTATACATGTGATGAACAAGTTTAGTCTAGCAGAGGTAATACATGAATAAGAATTTTATACTGGTTGCACAGAACACTCTTACAGACAATTACGTATTACAAGCATGTGCATGTGCAATGAGCATACATGCAACAAACAGTGATGCAAGCGTAGCAATAATTACAGATGATGAAATTCCTGAACAGTACACACAGCTATTTGATCACGTTATTCCTATTCCTTGGGGAGACTTAGCAGAAAAGTACGAATGGAAAATACATAATCGTTGGAAGATATATTTTATTTCTCCGTATGAAGAAGCAGTTGTACTAGATACAGACATGCTGATACTAGATGATCTAACAAATTATTTTGAAGTTTTTGCAAAGTATGATATTTGGTTAACTTCTAATGTACTTGATTATCGCGGCAATCGTGTAACTAGTGACTTTTATAGAAAGCGTTTCACAAAATATAACCTACCAAATGTTTACTTTGGATTACACTACTTTAAGAAAAGCGACTTTGCACTAGAGTTTTACAATTGGTTAGATGTAATCACTAACAACTGGAAAGATTTCTATAAGTTTGGCAGCGACAGGCTGATACAAGAAAATGCCAGTATGGACGTTACTAGTGCAATGGTAACTAGTATACTAGATTGCGAGTCAAAGGTCACTAATGCTAAGTTAGATGCTCCTACGTTTGTACATATGAAAGCAAACATACAAGGTTGGAACGGAGTTACTGAAAAGTGGCAAAAAACTATCGGTGCATATCTTACTGATGATCTAGATTTGTTTATTGGGAATTACAAACAACACGGAATTTTTCACTACACTGAAAAAGATTTTCTTACAGATGATGTACTAAATGCATACAACAAAAAGGTAGGCATCTAATGAAAAAATATAAAGTTTATTTCCAAGAAAATACAGGAACAATACTTGCTATTGCAAACATAGATAAAGATCTTCCAAACTTTTATGAAACAGATTACGAAGATGTAGCCGGTTTCGTAGAAGGTACTAAGTCTTTGCTAGAGCACAAAGTTGTTTATAATATTACAACTTCAAGTTACAACATTATACCTCGAGAATCAAAAGTAGAAACACTAGTATCTGACTTGATCTATAAAATAACACCAAGAGAACAATATCAATTAGGTGTATGGAAAGACAAATACGGATGGATTGTGAGTTTAAGCCCTGAAGTACAAGCAAATTTAGAACAAGTTAAAAGTAGACCTAACGAACAGTTAACATTCAGTGTTACTAAACACAATAATCCTAACATACTGTATAGACATTTTAGGTGTTCTCTGCACGACCTAATAGAACAAGCATCAATTAGTTTTGATTTTGCAAGCCAGGATGAACAAGAATTAACAAATTTTAGTGTATATACTAATAGAAAGTTTGACAAATATACATGCGGGGTAATTGATGTCGAAAATCAAAGTCATTGATCAGGACGTAGTATTCCTGAGCTACGATGAACCAAATGCAGAGAAGAATTACGCAGACCTATGCAGTAAATTGCCATGGGCTAAACGTGTGCATGGAGTACACGGAAGCGATGCAGCACACAAAGCCTGTGCAGATATAGCAGAAACAGAATACTTTATTACAGTAGATGCAGATAACATTGTTGATCCTGCATTTTTCCAGCAAGTTGTAGACATAGATGAACTTGGTTTAACACCGGATCATGTGTTCTCGTGGTGCGGCAAAGTGCATGTTAACGGACTTATGTACGGTAACGGTGGACTTAAGATGTGGACACGCAAGTTTGTACACAATATGAAAACACACGAACACAGCGAAGAAGGAGATGAGCGTGGAAAAGTTGAATTCTGCTTCGACGACAAGTATTACCAGTTTAACGAGAACTTTAGCACTAGTTATACTAATGCGACACCTTGGCAGGCTTGGAGGGCAGGCTTTCGCGAAGGCGTTAAGATGAGTCTAGACCAAGGAGCAAAAGTAAACGATCTACACAACGTTTGGTGGCAGAATTATCAACGTTTGCTAATTTGGAGTCAAGTAGGTGCAGATGTAGAAAACGGACTGTGGAGTGTGCTAGGCGCACGTCAGGGTTGTTATATGACTAACTGTACAGATTGGGATTATGCCAACGTTCGTGACTTTGAATGGCTAAACAACTTTTGGGAAGAAGAAGTTCGTAGCAGTATTGATAGTGAACATGAAGTCTATGACGAATGTGAACGTTTAGGGCTTGAAATAATACAAGAAACTAATATAGATATTGACGTTTCGCCTTTAAGTGCAGGACAAAGCAAGTTCTTTAAAGCAGTTTACAATAATACGCCTAGAATAATAAGAAGAGCTAGATGAACAACGAACTAATACGCATTAAAGAAGTTATGCCAGTAGTTGAGTCTCAAACCTCTCCTACATTCTGTTTGGCCAAATGGCATCATACTACAATATACTTGCAAACTGGCGAAACACACAGTTGCTACCATCCTGCGCCGCATAAAATTCCACTAGAAGGTCTTGTAGAAAATCCTAGCCAGTTACACAACACGCCTGAAAAGAAAGAGCAGCGCAAACAAATGCTACAAGGCGAAAAACCTAGCGGTTGCCAATACTGCTGGAACATAGAGTGCATGGGCAAAGACTATGTAAGTGATAGACACATTAAAACATCTAGTATCTATACACCAGAAAGACTACAAGAAATTAAGTCTAATCCATGGAACTTTGATGTTAACCCTGAATACATTGAAATAAACTTTTCAAACGAGTGCAATTTTAAGTGCGGTTATTGTCATCCTAAGTTTAGCAGTCGTTATTATAACGAAATAAAACAGCACGGTCCATATAAAGATTCAACCGAACACCGTAATGATATTGATTGGTTTGAATTATACGAAGAAGATAACAATCCGTATGTACAAGCATGGTGGGAATGGTGGCCTGAAGTAAGCAAAACATTAAACATACTACGTATCACAGGCGGCGAACCTTTGATGCACCGTAGTACTTGGAGATTGCTACAAGAACTAGAAGATAATCCTAAGCCTCACCTTAATATTGAAATGAACAGCAATATGGGTGTCAAAAATAGTTTAGTAGTTAAATTAGTTGACCAGATAAAGCATCTAAAAGAAACAGGCTGCATACGCAGTTTTAAACTATACACTAGTATTGACACTTGGGGACCTCGTGCAGAATATACTCGTACAGGCTTAGATACCAAACTTTGGGAAAAGAACTTAGACTATTACCTAAGCAATACAGGCTGGCCAGTTACTTTTATGATTACATTTAACTTGTTTGCTGTAACAAGTTTTAACCTATTGCTAGAAAAGATACTAGAATGGCGCTCAAAGTATAATACCGATGCTAACGAAACACAGTGGCAACGTGTACGTTTTGATACACCTTATCTAAAAGAACCGTTGCAGTTTGATATGAACATACTTCCTAAAGAAGAATTCATGCCATACATGCACAAGCACTTAGAGTACATTCAAAATAATATGGATGACTCAGACCGTACTAAGTTTAGTTCGTTGGAGTATGAGCGTTTTAGACGTGTTGTAGACTATATGCAAAACACAACATACGATGATGAAAAGCTGCTCAAAGGACGCAAAAACTTTTATACTTGGTTTACAGAATACGACAAACGCAGAGAAACAGATCTAGTAGCAACGTTTCCTGAATTAGAAAAATTTTATGAGGATTGCTTTTTATGCCTAAGTCGTTAAATTTTGTTCATGAATGGATAGGACCTCAAGGACCTATAACAAATAATAGATTGCCTACTATTGCAGACTTTTCTTATGCACAGTTTCGTGTGCAAGAAGGAGACTTGGTTCAAAATCCTTTCTTTTATGATATGTTTAACAACTACAACATTGTACCTGCATTTAAGATACCCGACGGTAAGTTTATATATGAAATGAACTTTAGTGCATACCATTATAGAAATTGGATACAAATGTTTGCAGACACATATGCTCAAGGCATTCGTAGTAATAGCGTTAAACAGGGAATATCAGAAGGTAAAGGTTATTTGTTAATTACTATTCCGTTTGAAGGTTGGGTGCATGATAAAATGTTTGATGCTATGTATAATCACTTTGAAGCAACAGGGTTTCCTATACAACAAGTAGTATATGTTTCAAACTGCCAAAACGGAAATGAAATATATCAAGATTACTGTGCCCGCAAAGGTAAAACACCTTTAATGAATATAGAGTATATTCCTACTTGCAGAATACATAAGACTGGTGTAGAAGAGCCTATACGAAATAGAGAAAACAATCCTTATATACCTGGTCCTAGACAAAAAGACTTTTTGTGTTTCCAGCGCCGTTACAACGATCATAGACTATTGTTTTTTATGAATATGTGGAAAAAAGGATTACTTGGTAACTTTTACATGAGCATGGCAAAAGAACAACCGGAAGCAGGAAGGTCTTATAATAGTAACATTTCTTATGTAGCACACAGATATCCGGAATTTAATATAACAGAGGCAGACATTGTCGCTTCTGAAACAGTATTGCCGTTAACTTTAGATACTCATAATTTTAATGTGTATCCAATGGAATCTAGTGCAAACGATGTTGAACAGTTTTACAAAAATTCACTCATAAATATAATAAGTGAAACAAACTTCTTTACACCTGAAATACACTTAAACGAAAAAACATATAAACCAATTGCATTTAAGCAACCGTTTATAATGATAGGAGCGCCTTGCAGTTTGCAGCATCTTAAAGATGTCGGGTTCAAGACTTTTGATTTATGGTGGGACGAGAGTTACGATTTAGAAACTGATAATGTTAAGCGTATGCAAATGATAAATGCACTAGTAGAAGAAATAGCAAGCTGGAGTGCAGAAAAGAAAATACAGTTTACACACGAAGTTAAAGACATTGTTGAATTTAATTGTGAGCATCTAGCAACAATGTCACACCCAGAAATAACAGCATTTGAGGAAAAATATGGAAACTAAGAAAATATTAGTATGCGGAGCAGGCGGCTTTATTGGCTCTCATATGGTTAAAGATTTAAAAGCAAAAGGTCATTATGTTATTGGCGTAGACCTAAAGAAGCCAGAATATGCAGAAACTGCTGCTGACGAATTTCATGTTGCTGATCTGAGAAATCAAACAGTAGTTGCTAGTCTAGTAACTCCCGATATTTACGAAATTTATCAATTTGCTGCTGACATGGGCGGCGCAGGCTATGTTTTTGTAGGCGAATACGATGCTGATATTATGCATAATAGCGCAATAATTAATTTAAACATTGCAAATGAAATGGTAAAGAAGGGTGTTAATCGAGTATTTTATACTTCGAGTGCATGTATGTACCCGCAACACAATCAAACAGATCCAGGCAATCCGCTACTAAGTGAAGACTCTGCTTACCCGGCTGACCCAGACAGTGATTATGGTTGGGAAAAATTGTTTAGTGAGCGTGTGTATCTAGCCTATGCACGTAACTACGGACTACATGTTAGGATTGCACGTTTACACAATATTTTTGGACCAGAAGGCGCATGGAATAATGGAAAAGAAAAATCACCTGCTGCACTATGTCGTAAAGTAGCAGAAAGCGAAACTGGAAAAATTGAAGTATGGGGACCTGGAACACAGACTCGCAGCTTCTTGTACATTGACGAGTGTATAGAAGGCATTAATAGAATGATGGCAGGAGATTATGATCAACCATTAAATCTTGGTAGTGAGCGCATGATATCAATTAATGATCTTGCATACATGATTGGAAGTATTGCTAACAAACAAGTTACTATTGAAAATGTTCCTGGACCACTAGGTGTTATGGGACGTAACAGTCATAATAAATTAATAAAAGAAAAGCTAGGTTGGGCTCCCGAAGATAACTTAGAATACGGCCTAAAGCAGACTTACGAATGGATTAAAACACAACTATGATATATTCTCGATACACACAAGTACATCATTACCAGTGGAAGGAAATTAAGCCTTTATCAGATTGCAAATTTGAAGAAGATGACGTATTTTATCATCACCATTATAACGAGCTATTTCATAATGTACACTTACAAGATTGTCTTGACGAGAATCATTGGCAACATTTAATTACTAATAGAAGCGTAAAGCTAGTTCATGAAAATGCAGGTGAAACATTTACTAAAGAGTTTGCAAGCGACATAGTAGAAGTTGTTAATAAAGGTATAGCACCGTCTCAAATTTACATCATAGTAATGGATGATTTACATAGGAGATTCCTTCGCAGGCACTTAAAGGTACTAGGTATTGAAGGGGTACATATAGGAGTTCACAACCATCTGCAAAAGAATGTAAAATTCCCAGAGCTATTAACAGATACAAATTATAAATTTAGTTCGCTTAGTAGAAACTATAAAGTTTGGAGATTAAAACTTTATTCTAAACTATTAGAATCAAATGCATTAGAAAATTTTGTTTATAGTTTCTATAACATTCATGCATATGAAAAAACAGAGTTTCCTGTAGATGTTATGCGAAAAGATTTAGTAGATGCAAATATTGCTATAACGCCTCGTTTAGCAGAATGGTTAGAAGAATGCCCGCATACACTTGATGCTAAAGACAATGTTGCTAATAAATGGTCAGATGTCACGTATGATACTATACAGAATGCAGACTTACATTTAATTGTAGAAACACATTTTGACTATGCATATTATACAAAACAAGTGATTGGCGGAGAAAGACAAGCACCTAGTTTTATTACAGAAAAAGTATATAAAGCAATTGCTTGTAAGAAACCTTTTTTAATGTTTGCTACACCGTTTATGTTAGAAGATTTAAGGTCTATGGGTTTTAAAACTTTTAGCCCATATATTAATGAAGAATACGACTACGTAGAAGATAACGACAAGCGTATAGAATTACTAGTTGGCGAAATAGAGCGTATAAACAATCTCTCTCAAGACGAGTATATTGAACTTTTGCAAGGATGCGAAAGTATAGCTCAAGAAAACTTAAATAAGTTAAAGCAAATAAAAGAAAATAAAATTTTTAATAGAAATTTTCTTTTTTCTAAAGAGCTAGTAAAGGATGGACTAACATTTGATGATACAGCAATACTTTAATGATCTTGAAAAACACTTTGACGTAGAATCTCTTTCTCATATATACGAAGAGGGAAAACCTGTTAAACATTTAATTGTTGATAATTTTCTCCCTGGTGACATTTACAATGATCTGTGTTACGAAATTGAAACATACCCTGAGGAAAAATGGATTACTAAGCAGTTAGATTATAGTGGAGCAAGAAAAGAATCTAGAGATTTTACTGGATCTCCTACAGTTCACAGTTTTATGAATATGTTAACTGAGCATCACTTTGTGTCTTGGTTAGGTAAAATAACGAACTGCGAAAACGTAATACCAGATCCTCATCATTTAGGAGCAGGAGTCAGTGTTGCACCTAGTGGAGCATATCTTGGCTTGCATGTTGACTTTAATTGGAACAATACATTAAGGTTAAATCGTAAATTTAATCTAATATTGTATGCAAACCGTGAGTGGAAACCGGAGTGGAACGGTCAACTAGAATTTTGGACAAAGGATAAAGAAGAACTGATGTTAAGCATTGAGCCAAAGCCTAATCGTTTAGTTTTTTGGGAATATGAAGAAGAATACTTGCATGGGTTCTCTAAACCTTTAGCATGTCCGGAAAATGTACAGCGTCAAAATCTAATGACAGTGTATTACACTAGTAATGCTTCACCTTCTAGTGATCCACATAAATCATTATTCTCTTGACAAATTCAATTAGAGATACTATAATAGTACAATGTATGATATAGTCTATGTTGGATTAACACAAGATTGCGGATGGAAAGAACTAAGAAAACGATTTCCCTTTTCTAAGATAGCAAGTGATTTTAGAGAAGCGCAAAAGTTAGCACTTACAAAATTCTTTTGGGTTGTTTGGAACGACCTAAAGATTAATGACGACTTTAATTTTGATTATGAGCCAGACGAATGGAGTAATGAGTACGTTCACTTGTTTAAGAACGATGCACACTATGACGGCGTTTGTTTGCTGCACAAAGATCTTCACGTAAGCGATAGAGAAATCAAGCATAGATTTTTTGTAAACAAAAAAGAGCTAGATATTGTTGCTAGTGTTCCTAAGCAGTATAACACTTATAAAATTGATACCTATGCAGATTATGAACTGGCACTTGAACAGTCTAGTACAGAAATGTTTTGGTGCATATGGAAAAATGTTGAACTGATTGATAACACTGTACTAGACACATATTTTAGCCATCACAATAGTTACGACAGAAACGAAAACCATGTTTGGCAAAACTTGTGTAACGATGATACAAGTTATCACGGCGGCGTTGTACTAGCGTCAAAGAATAAGCCTATTTCTAAGAAAGAAATAGAACACAGATTTATCATCAACAGAAAAGAAAACGAGCAAACTGTTAGTCGTTATAGATATCCTCGCTACAAAGTAAAGACATATAACGAGTATGTTAAAATAGTAGAAACGGAAACTAGTCCTTTGTTTTGGTGTATATGGGACAACGTAGAAATACTCGACGAAAGTATATTTGATTTTTACTATAATCCAACTGACGGGCGTTATGATGCTGATAGAGAAATGCATCACGTATACAAGCATGTTTTGAGAGGAGAAGAAACATACCACAACGGTGTATTTCTAGCAACAACTAAACACACAATTGGAAAACGTGAGTTTACGCACAAATATGTTATCACACGTAAAGAACACGAAGAAGTAATATCTAAGCTACGCCCGTATGATATTGTGTTTATCAGTTACAATGAACCTGATGCTGACGATAATTATAACGCATTACTAGAACGCTTTCCAAGAGCAAAGCGTGTTCATGGTGTAAAAGGTATTCACCAAGCGCATATAGCTGCCGCAAAATTATGCGACACTGAAATGGTTTGGATTGTCGATGGTGACGCACATGTTGTAGAAGATTTTGACTTTTCACATGAAGCAAACACTTACGAAGTTGATACAGTGCATGTATGGCAAAGTCAAAACCCTATTAACGATCTAGTATATGGTTATGGCGGTGTTAAGTTGCTGCCAAGACAGTTAACAATTGATGTTGACGTTAACAGTGCAGACATGACTACTAGTATCAGCGATAAGTTTAAGTCAATGCCTAATGTTTCAAACACAAC